TTTACCAGCGTTAGATACACCACCCAACAAAGTAATTGACCCCATATATTGACCGCCTGTTTCTTTACTCAAAATTGGCATATCGTAATATGGTAAACCAATAGCAATTCCAGCATCCAATTTTTCAATTAACTCATGAATCCCATAGCAAATATCATATGACTTTACATCACTATCAATATTTGCAAAAGTATGATTCAGATAAGCAGAATACTCATTATAAATATCTTCAGCAGTCATATCCGCATAATCAGAAAGTCTTTCTTTTACAGGAAATCCTTTTTTGCATAACTGTATAACTGCTTTCCATTTTCTAAGTTCTTGGACATATCCCTGTAGATTTTCTATCTTGATATATTCCATAGCAGACCTTATAGTGTCATACTCTCCATATTCAGTATATTTTGCCTTTAATTTGGGATGTTTCTCTAGGTAAACTCCAATGGTAATATCATCAAGAGCATTTTTCTTTTCTGTCAAAATAATCTCATGAGCTATTTCAAAGTAAACTCTCCAGACATTGTTCGAAAAATCATCAATAGTAAGATTTGTATTATAAATCTCATCAGGACTTTTATATAAAATACTCACGACATTTGCTTCTGAAGCAATCTTATATTCCAAAACCTTTTTGGCAGCATCAATTGTTTCCTGTTCAAATGCAGTAAGTTTTACTTGATTCTTCTCTGCCATAACTTACCTCCTACCATAACTCTTCTAAATTACTTGAAGTTTCTTTAGTTTTACGTTGGTAGGAAGCACCTGTATGTGTCGCAGTTTTAACATCCATTGTCTGAGTCTTTTCCTCTGCTTTAACCGCATTTTTCATTCGTGTATAAACTGTATTGAGATTAGACTCCACAATCTTTAGCACATAATTGAATCGGTGTCTTTCATCTCTAAATGAATTACTACGCAATCCCCTCTGAATATCTAATGAGCAATACTTAAATGTATTTAATACTGTTTTATAGGAGTAACTTGCAGTATCCTGAATGTGATTGTTCTCCATAAATTTATTACTCAGTAGCCCTTTTAATCTCAATACCATTTCTGACGAAAGAGATTGATTCTGGTCATATCCCATAACCTCTGTTCTGACATATTCATACAGTTCATCCCAGTCAGCTTTTTCTTGTTTTGACATATGTTTTCGTGTTGTTCTTGCCATAATTATTACTCCTATTTTTGAAATTTCCCCCACGTAAAACGTGAGGGATTTATATTAATTGCAAATCTTATTTAAGGGTAAAAGCAAGAATCTTCTTAGCATCTTCAACAGAAGTAATTTCTTTCGGATTTGCATATCCCATTGATTTAACCTCGTCCATAATAGGCTTAATTACTGTAAGGTCAGATTTATGGGCTGTAAAGAAATCAACAATCTGAGCAATAATTTCATCAAGCTCTTTTTCTGTTTTATGCTGCTCTTCCATAGCTGCAACCTTTTCCTCTTTTTTACTTTCAATAGCTGCCTGTTCAGCCTTTGTTTCTTCAAGAGACTTGCCAGATTTAGACTGTTCAGCTAAAATAGCATCTGTAATTGCTTTAATGAACTCATCTGGGTCAAGATTAATCTCTGGTACAATATCAGCAAAACGAGAACCAGAATCTACTGCATAATTATCATCTCTGAATTTAATCTTTCTCTTTTCGTCTTTGACAACATTCTTAACCTCTTCCTTATTGGTAACAATATTTTTCTTACCTGTTTTCTCTTTCGCAATTGTTCTATCAATATATGCAAGACCAAGGAAATGAAGGTTTTTCTTGAGAGCATTGAAATAATTCTGCTGCTGGTCAGATGTAAGTGTCTGATAAGTTTCTCCTGAAACAACATCTGTTACATCTTTTGTCTTTACGTGACCAATAACAAATGTCTCAACTCCTACTTTCTTTAATTCGGCTTTCATATTGAACATAAGCTCAATAGCCTTCTTTTCTCCTTTACCAAAGCCACCCCAAGCAGCATTGATACTCTTTGTACACTTTTCAGGATGCTGATTTTCTCTACATTCTTTATTCCAAAGACGAATAGCTTCCTGTTCTGCAATAGTGATAAGCTGGTCATATGTATCCCAAACAACTACTTTAAGAGCTGCATATTCTGTTGATTTGTTTTCAATAATATCTTCACATACATCTGCAAAACCAGCAGAGTTTGTAAGCTCATCAAATTCCATATTCCATTCAGGGCAGTTTACATGGTTAATACCTTCAATTGCATCTGCACCTCTCTCCTGTCCTAACTCTAAGAACATATATCCATCTTCGCCTACAAGCTTTTCACATACCTGTCTTACCAGAGTTGTTTTTCCGACTTTCGCTTCACCTAACAGGCAGCTAGAATATGATAAAGGGTCTAAGTTTACATGATTTTTTCTTCCGAATTTAGCCATTTCGAATCCTCCAATTATATTAAATATAAGAGGAGAGAGCATATATCCCTCCTCTGTTAATGTATAACCTTAATAGTTATACTGTATTTTAAAGATTGTTAAGCCAATCCATATCTGCTGAAGAACCACCATCTGTTGTTGCAGATGTATCTGCTTCAGGTGCGTTCATAGCATTTTCTACATTCTGCTCTATTGTTTCATTAAGATAATCAAGAATTAAATCATCTTCCTGATATTTCTCTTCAAATTTCTGTACAACTGGAATCTTATCATCACCAGTCAGTTTAACCATTGGTCTACGAAGAATCATTCTCTGTTCTCTACCGCCATTAGATGAACACTTTGCAAGAGCTTCCTCTTCAGTGAATACCCCACAAGCAATCAGGTCTTTAATATCTTCTGGAATATCGTCCAGAGTAGCCTTTACTGTAGCACCACCTTCAATAAATTCGCCTTCAAATGTAACCTGATTAATTCCTTTCTTAACCTTAAACAGCTTTTCCATAATTGTTGTACACTGTTTCTGATTGGTAATATCAGGGAACTCATATTCAAACTGCTTATTATAAGGATACTGACCTTTAATTTCAACCCCATTAAGCTCTTTCAGATAATCAAGTACGATGCCATCTACATACATAACACCCTTATCCTTATCGTAATTATCTTTCAGATTTGCAGAATCCTTATTAAGCAGTACAGACTGTGTAAATCTTGCTGCATACTTGGAAACATCATCGGCTTTGCTAAGTACAATACTTGTTACATTCTTTCTGACCTGAACCTTATCCTGATAGCTTGAATATTTAAGAGTACCCTTAACATTTACTACCATACCATCTTCCAGATGCTCTTTGATATATGCGATTGCATCATAAGGGGCAAGGAATTTCTTATAGAATGTACTTCCTTTATCAGTCTTTTCAAGTCCTACAGTTAAAAATGATAAATCGCCAACTGTCTCAAGAATCTCATCATTAAATCTATCTTCCCAAGCAACCTGAATCTGTGTCTCAAAATCATCAGAACCATCTTCTTTTTTGCCATGAGCATAAATTAATCCAGCCTGTTCCTCAGAATAACCGCCCATCATTTCACAAAATACTGTTCCAAACTTCTCACCACAATCAATACCAAGATTTAACAGATTGTAAATCCAAGAAGATTTCTCACTCTTCTCATCAATCTTGAAAGTATGCTCAGTAATTTTGGCAGCTCCAATCAGATTAAAACTTGATACCCAGTCACTTTTTTTGATAACTTTCTTTGTAGTATTTGACATTGTATGTCCTCCTTTAAATTGATTTATTCTGTAACTGCATTATCAGTCTGAGCCTTCTTTTCTTTAAGCCCTGTTAAAAATGCCTTCATTGCTCTTAACTGACGTACAATTAACTTGCCATTGTCATTGTGACGCTTTTTCTTATTAGATACTTTTCTGGTAACAACTGTATTACCCTTCGCATCTACAGTTTCAACTCTTTTTGAGTGAACCTTATCCCACTCTGCTTTAAAATTCTTTGTGTTTCCATTCTTGCGATAACACTGGTTACGAATTACTTCTCTCTGAAGTTTTCTAAGACTACTCATATTGTCTTACCTCTCTTTCTTTTATTTGATGTATAACTTTAATAGCTTACAATATTATTATACGAGAATTACTTTATTTTTAGGAACTACTTTTTCAAGAAATTTTCATTTATTTTAAATAAAAATTTGCTACGTGTTCTACCAATTCTCGCATTGAATCACATATACGTGTACTACACTCTACCAACCAAGGATGTAATTTATTACCGTCCTTATTTAATGCAATAACAGGTATATGATATTCTTTGGCTATCATCAATTCCATAGCAGTACCAATACTTTTAGGGTTATTAAAATTAACCACCACTAAATCTGCTTTTCTAAGCCATGCCAATTCAAACTCCATAGCTTCTCTTTCAGATTTATGTTCTGTTGTTGCTGGAGAATAATATTCTGGTGGGCTAAAAAATATTGGCTTTTTGATAATATCATAATCACCATATAATAATGCATCTTTAACTTGATTTCTCCATTTTAACTGTTCTTCTAATGTATAGCCAGACATTCCACCAGCCATATAAATACGCACATCCATTACATATCACCTCTCATTTGTTGATAAAATGGTACTGTCATAAGCTCTGCACGAATTTCATCATACATTTTATGAAGTCTAGGATTTACCCAACGCATCCATTCTTTACGATTATCCTTAACCATATATTCTCTAACCTGAGTAGCGGAAATTGGGATTCTTCCTCTATTAACAATTAACTGAGACATATCTATAATGTCCTCTGCTGCAAACCATCTGGTTCTTTTTTCATCATTTCCAGAAATCATTAATTCTGGAACTTTATAAATATATCTATCAGCATTTCCGAGAAGATATTTACCCCAATCTGGTGTAATATCATTTTCATTTGTCAAATCTGCTAATCCATATATCATAATATTTGAATTGTCACCATAGATTTCTTTGAGCATTTTGGTTCTGGTATTGATATTCAAAGGATTTCGTTCTGTGCCACATTCTTGAGCAGAACCAATCAAAATCAATACTCTATCACAAAGTTCTAATCCTGTTTTAACCAATGATTCATGTCCTTTGTGAAAAGTCTGAAATCTACCACAAATCATTCCAACATCATATGGTTTCATATTTCCTCCTTTGGATAATATATTGTCTAAAAATGCCTATTTTAACGTATTTTAGACAATATATTATTCGTTATTATTTTCTGTTATATCCTAAATCTTGATGCCATTGGCACAAATCAAGTAACCATTTAGGAGCTTCTTTTCCTGAATCTTTATAGTAACGCTCTATTTGTTGCGGTCTGGCAATTAATTTAGTGATAAGTTTTCCAGTATGATAATTATGTATTAGAATCAATCCTGTATCTGTAATCGAATGTACTTCTAACCCATCCTTATGTCCTTTATCAACTATAAATCCATCAATCATATAGCCATCACCATTGATAACTTTATTTATTAAGCGTTCTCTTTTATATCTTTGCTTATCATAATGTTTGCTGACCATCCTCTTTATCCTCCTGTGAATCAGGAATCAACTCAGGATTGTCAAAAATATTACCTACAACTACTATATTATTCAGACAAATTTCTTTACCTAAAGGATACCATTTATGCTCTGTATAATCCAAAAATACATATGCACCATAGTCTGAAGAA